CCCAAAGCTTCCTGATCCATCGTGGAAAGATTACGCAAAACCCGCTGCTTTTGCTGGTTCCTGATTGCGGGGTCCTGCTCTAGCTCGTAAAGCATCCAACCACGCTTGACATCTATGGGGTCATTACCCATTGCACGGATAGCCTGATCAGGTGTCTCCAGCTTGAGCTTAAGCATATCGCTGTGCGTACGAAGTTCAATAACCTTATTGGATGGAGTTTCTGGCTCAAGCTTAATCTCATAGCGATGAACACCGTCCAAATCTTCTGGGCCGATAGACAGCCAACCCTTTTTGTACTGGCGAGTACTCTTACCTCCGCGTGGAAGCGGAATTTCTCCCCAGACGTACACACGCTCTTTGATGTGCTTCTCGATAAGCTCGCTTTCCCAACCAACACGCTCCATCATTGCAAATTCAATGTTAGAGATAATTGGGTCCCAAGCGAGTCGAGCTAAGTGAGCAGCCTGATTGATGGCGTATCCAGACTCATCACCACTCATAACACCTGCGGCAGTCGAGGGCAGAGCCATTTCAAGCATTGAACGACAAAGCGCAATAGACTTGTCTAAATCAATTCCGCCCCGAGGTTGCTCTAGTGGAGAGATGTCATAAGGAAAGATCATGCCAGGAACAATGCGCTCATTGTTGGCATCTTCCTCTTCAGCATCTATACCGAAAGCCGATTCTGGCACGCCCAAAGCAGGCGGACTTGTTCGCTTATACGCGGGGTATCCGAAGGTATAAGCGGCCTGCGATTGAATAGTGAGTAGTGAGTCAAGCAGCGGGAACAAATATAGGTATCCGAACAGGACAGACAGTCCCTCTTCCTCGATATTTCTGGAAGAAGTGGTGACGCCAAGTGCCTGGAAATAGGGGCCTTTAAGGACCCTGAGATTTTTGTCTCCATACCCGTGCCTTAGCCGCTGAAATACCCAACCACTAGGGGCTGAACCTGCGGGAGCCATACCCATCCCGCCTTCTGTGTGGGGCATATCGCCAGGACCACACAGAATATAGGACACGTATTCAGGGTCCCACCATTCGTACATTGTTGCAGTACGTCGAGAACCTAAAGCCGCGTTCCATTCAGTGGTAGAAAGCCCCAATTCCATAGGGCAAACACGCAAGTCTTTATTGATGGACAAACCGTACCGAGCTAACGTATCGTAGATCGGTACTTCCTTAATCTCACCAGCCCCCGTAAAACCATCCTCATTCTTTGTGTAATAGAATGTTTCGGGAGGAATATCTGTGGTGTAGATAGGATAGGCAGCTTGACGCTTCAGTTCTTCAGTCTTTGCGTTGTACAAACGGTCTCGCGAATTGCGGTCCATTTTACCTTCAGCAACATAACTATCTAGCTGAAGCCCAAAATCTTTCGCAGCCGCGTCATAACCTGCCCAGGCACGTTTCTTTCGCTCTGTTGTTTTAAGAACGCCCTGACCTTTTGCTACTGTTGAATGCACAAACAGACGGAACAAGCGCCTTTTTGCCTCGCGCTCTTGCCTCTGCCAGGACGCGTTGAAGAAAGCTTTGCGAGCAGCCGCATTTTCATCCCCTGACTCACCAATAGCAATAGGCTGGAAATCAACCCGAGGATAATTGATAGACAGGGCTGCTGTAACTGTGTTCGTAATATGGGGGGCAAGCGGCGAATGAACTTCTACCGCCGTAGCTTTGAAAGCTTCAGGAATCTGGACTTCATTGCGCAGAAAGATTACATCATCAATCTGCTTGTACAACTCGTTGCGCTTATTGAAGTCGGTTTGCAGGTCCTTCATGAGATCAATAATCTCATGGCCTATTCGGTTATTTGTGTTAGGATCATAAAGCTGAGCCTTGCTGATAGCTCTAGGCATTACTTCACCTTCGGCTTCCGCGTCTTAGCATCACCCATTTCTTCGAGCATTGCTTTAAGCCGCTGTTCTTCGGTTTCCCGCGCTCCTGGGCCAGTCTCGCCTTTACCCGCGACACGCCGCATGAAACGGTTCATGTACGCATTCTGCTCGGCCTCAGTCATCGGCATTTTTACGTTGGGCATATGTGTTGTCTGCGGCATTCTAAGCTGTTTCCTTGCCACGGTCGTAGCTCCCTAGTGCGTTGCCCATTTTGCCTTAGTTGGCTTCGACAGGCGAGACATGCTGATCAATGATACCATCTCCGCAAGCAGGGAAAAGGCATCAACTTGGTCCTTAAACTTCGTATTTGGGAAACCCAAACACTCCAGCAAGAACGCCGAATACCACGGGGCGTATTTATCGACAAATACTTTTGAGGATTCTACCCAACTTGCTGGTAGTCTAGCTCGGGCCACCTTATCCTGCGTCTGTGTTTGCAGGTGGATATTAAGCATGATTTTCTGCTTAACTTTGCGGGCAATATCTCGGGTAATTGTATGCCTGTATGCTGTCTCTTCAATACCGACAACAATAGGATGGTACTCTAGAGCCTTGTTGACTATATGGTGCTCGGTCTCAATCGTCGATAGATGTCGTCTATCTACATCAACGATGTAGAGATTCATTCGACTATCAATAGCCGCAGTAATACACACAGTAAAACAGGCGCTATCGCGTTCAGAAAAGGCTAAGTCCCAGGCTTGTACTTTCGGCAGTTTATCGAAGAATGAGATACTGCCGTTTCCCGCGTGGAAGAAATCCGCAGGAAGATCGCGGAACAGTGCTCCACTGGAGAACACCTCACCGCCCAGACCTGTTGGGTCCCCCTGGTACACACAATTGAACTTAGCAGTTCCGAGGGTGTCCTCTTCTGCTTCAAGCTCTTCCTTTGTATAATGCCCTTCCCAAAGAATTTCGCCTGGTTCTCGGCCCAACGGATCGGGAGGGTATGCTTTGGGTTGATCGGGGCGAATCTCGTACGCACGTACGGGAATATTGACAATGAGCCAGGAGCTATCTTTCTCCGCTAGTTCAATGAAATAGGAAGCAAGATCATCTTCATGCCAGCGTGTCATAACAGCATGAATCCACCCGTTATATTCGGGAGGGAGATGGAGACGGGGTTTCAGTGTCATAGAGAAATAGTCTTTTGCTACTCTCTGCGAAAGCTCTGACTGAGATTGTTCCTGATCCAATGGATCGTCAATGATCATGCCGTGACAACGGGCACCCACGATCTTTGTATTCCACCCAACTGCGCGGTGAGATGGGTCCTTTTTGTTGAGGGGAGCACCCTTTAAGTACGCCGCGTCATTGGACCAACCGCGTTTTAGGTTTGGTTCGCATTCTTTCTCGGGGAATACTGCCTTGTACTTCTCATTTGCTTCAAACGTACCTCGTACCGCACCTCCAAATTGGTTGGCCATGCGATCTGAGGATGTAAGAAAGAGTAGAGAATGATCAAAATGGTTCCCGAGGTAAAACGTGGGATGGATAAAGCTTGTGTAGGTAGATTTCGCGGAGTTAGGGGGAGCAATAATGAGTACTTTATTCTGCCGAGCTTGTCCTGTGGAAGATTTCGTAAGCAGTTCCAGGATAAGCTTGTGGTGCCGCTCAGGTTCGTAACCATAGACGTAACGAGTAAAGGCGATGGGGTCTGACCTCATCGCCTTAAGCTTCTCTTCAGCTTCTTCCCAGGTTTCGCCTAAATCTCTGTCAAAGTTCTCTTTGACTTTTGCCTGTTTTACCTTCAGATTTAGCAGTGTTTGGGCGAGAATTGCGTCCTTGGCTGTACGTTCAACGGTTAAGTTGTTCATGTTTTTCTTTTAGGTAGTCTCTGATTGCGTCTGTAATCAGCTTATCGTCATACAGATTCCACAGCTTGTTCATCATGAAGAAAAAGGCCCCTATAACAAGGCAGATTACTACCCACTGTGTTTCCGTACGAATAAAGGCCAGAAAACCCCCAAGAAACATGAAAAATCCTTGAAGGTCTCCGCCAATATCTTGGCGTAAAAACCACCAAGAAGCTGCATCTAAAGTTCGCTGATCTTCGGTTTCCCGCACAGTTTTCCAACGCAGGTATGTTTTCTGCGTATGTAGCATACAAGCTATGAAACCGACAAAGAAAAAGATTGTCCAGCCGACCGTGTTGTAATTCAGGTCGTAACGGGTGAGAAATTCAGAGAGATCATAGTCATGGAACATCCAGCAACCTCGGGTCCATCGCGATTACCGCTTGTTCAACAAACGCAAGACGTTCTTGCTGTTCACGCTGTTTCTGCTCTATGAGCAGCATATCTTCGGGTGTCAAATCTTGGTGGAGTTCAAAATTGGGCATATCTTCCAAAGGTTGCCCCCAGACTGCCACACTCATTCGCTTCTAACTTTCTCAACAAGTTTTTCGGATGCTCCGACTGCGCGTTCATTGGTCCTCATCGCTGTCTCTAGCTGACTCTTAAACCAATTTATTTGTTCGTCTTTTGCCTTGATGATCTCATCCTTCGACGATATGAGCATTTTGAAGAGAAATGTTATGCACCCCACAAGACCAAGCACCATTGAAATGCCCGTTGCAGTGGAGACATACAGCCCACCACTGCTCCCAGGAATAGTTTCCAAGCATGCTCCCCCGAACTAAATACGATTAGCTTTGATGATCTCTTGCGCTTCTCTTACAGCTTCATCTTCGTCAATGCCGTTTGCGCGAGCAAGCTCTCGAATCTCTCTTTCGATATTGATTCGAGTAGGCGCATCTAAGCCTAGCAGTTCAGAACGCCGTTTCATTACTGCAAGAGAAATCTTAACCGCGTCCAGGTTACCCCCTAGAGCTTGTGTCCAACAAACAGCCTGGAGTTGATCAAGACGATCTAACTCCAGACGGCGAGCCTTTTCCATCTGTACAAGACTGTCTGTTTCGAGGCGTGTTACCTCTTTGACAAGCCAACGCTCTACAGTAGTATCCGACACGCCAAGATGCTGCCCTATTT